CGGGTCTTGTATTGTTCCATTGCTTGTTCAAATAATGTGCGATACATTGCCGCGGAATCGGTGTCTTTACGCATTGCGAAAAAGTTGAAACACGCATAATTGACCGCCGCCTCGTGGAACTCCTCCGGGTATGGTGGCACTTGACCGATTTTGAACGGTGCGTCGGTTGCGGTATTACCCAAATAATTGTTTTCCAATTTGGCGTGTTGACCGTCAATAACCTTTTGGATTTTGTAATAATTGCCGTCCTTTCCGTCGGTGCGGAACGCATACCAATTTTCCTCCATATATGGCGCGAAAACGTCAACCAATTCGTGCGTTTGTGGGTCGGTCAATGTGGAAACAATATCAACGCTATTTTCGGTCACGTTGGCGGTAAATTCAATGTCCTCAACGCCCATATCGCGGATTCGTGGTTCATACGCAACAATGATACCGTCCGCAATGTTTTCCGCCGGTGTTGGGTAAATTCCGATTTCGTCATTACCACGAATAAAGAAATGTGTTGGGAACATACCCGAGTGTGGGTATGAGTTCATTTTGTTCCACTCGTGTTCCGAACGAACCTCGGTCAACGGCATAATAATATTTGAATCGTTTGATTGTCGGCAACGCACGTCGGCGACCCTATACATATCACTTGCGATTTGATAGTATTGTTTGCCCGCCGTCAAATTTGCGCGTTTTTCCTTGCGTGTCCACGGACGACGCGACGCATTTTGGAACAATTTGTCGGCATTGTTAATATTGGACACAATGTAATCCATTTCGTTTTCCTCGTAATGGATTCCGCATTTTTTGGCTGCCATTTGTTTTCGTTGCGTAAATGTAAGCATATTATACTCCTTATTTTTATTATAGCATATTTTTAATTACTCGCCACCCCCCGTTCCGTCAATACATTGTTCATAATGCCACGTTTCGGGTTCTTTGGTGTCGTCGGTGTCGTTCCACGATTGCGGTTCTTTGGTTGAATCGGACGAATCCGACCAATCGGACGGTGCGGTTTTAGCGGTGGATTCCCACGTGTCCGGTTCTTTTTCCGGGTCGTCATAATGCCACGTTTGCGGTAATTTTTCGGTTGGATTTGACCACGTTTGCGGCAATTTTTCCGGCACAACGGTAATCAAACGCACACGACCGGAAATATCGGTGGTTTCGGTGGTTTCAATACGCACTTGCCCGGTAATGTCAACGTGGTTGACCTTGTAAATGTTTACAATACCGTCAATATCGGTATGGTGGGTCAATACAATACGCACTTGACCGGTTATATTCGCCGCATTGGTATTTTCCACGCGCACGACACCGTCAATGTCGGTTGATTCGGTGCGTTCAATACGAACGATACCATTTATGGATTTGGAACGCGTGCGTTGGATTTGGACTTGACCGTCAATATTAGTGTGGTATGTATTGGTAATGCGAATTTGACCCGTAATATCGGTAAATGTGGTTTTCTCAATTCTTGTTTGACCGGTAATATCGGTGTGGTTTGTATGTTCAACACGCACGCGACCGTCAATGGTTTTTTGGTTCGTTAATTCAACGCGGACGATACCCGGTATATTGGTTTGGATTGCTTTTTTAATATCAACTTGACCGCCAATATCGGTGGTGTTGGTCAATTCAATGCGGACACGACCTTGTATTGTTTTGGTGCGTGTATATTCAACACGGACGCGACCAAGAATATTTTTTTGTTCGGTGCGTAAAATGTCAACTTGACCGTTGATTACCGTTCCGCTACCACCGACGATACGGACACGACCGGAAATATTTGTGTCGTTTACGTATGCCACGCGGGTTTGACCCGAAATATCGGTGGACGACACGCGTTCAATACGGACACGACCTTGTATTGTTTTATTTATCGTCTTTTTGACTCGGACACGACCGGCAATCGCCGTGGATTCCGTGCGTTCAACCAACGTTTGCCCGTTTATGTTTGTCGTGTTTGTGTGTTCAATGCGCACACGACCCGCAATGGTTTTGGCGCGCGTGTGTTCAACCCGCACACGACCTTGTATGGTTTTTGACGCGGTTTTTTCAATACGCGTTTGACCGTTAATACTTGTTGTCGCCGTTTTTTCAATTCTCACACGACCTTGTATTGTTTTACGGACGGTTTTGCTGATTCGGGTTTGACCGTTTATTGACGTGTCCGGCGTAATTTCAATGCGAACTTGACCCGCAATATCGGTTTCTAACACTTGGGTTGCTTGTTGCGACCAAATACCACCCCACGCACCGCCACCCCATGCCGCACCCCAAAAACCACCAAACACGCTTGAACCGGTGGTTGGTGTCGGTGTTGGCGAATCCGGTATGGTGTAAATATCAACGTTGCTTGCCAATAACGCTTGCGAACCGGAATCGGACGGGTCATACCACGAACCCGACGTGATAGTTAATGTATCGCCAACCACGGAGTCAATCGTAAATGTATAATTCAATGGGTCGTTTTCATATCGGTTGCCGGTAAAATCCACCGAACCACCGGACGTGGACGTAATAATCAAATATGGCAATTTCGCACCGGTAAATGCGGCACACGCGAACGAAAAATCGGCGTTTACGGTATATGTCCCGTCGCCGTTTGAAACGCAAGAATTGACCACGCACGTTATTGTCCCCGAATATATGTCGCCGCCGCCTGCCATTGTATTGACGTCCTTTCTTTTTATTGTTCAATTACGTAAATCATACCCCGATTATAGCATAATGCGCATATTTTGTCTAAACACAAAAAACACCCCATTGCGGGGTGTAATTCGTTTTATGCGGCAATTACGGTTTGCGAATCACTTGACCGGGGTAAATCAACCCACGATTCGGTATTCCGTTGTATTCCGCCATTTTTTGCGTGTAGCCATTATCGCCAAATAACACGCAACCATTACACCAACCCATTTTGCGGGCAATCCCGCCTAATGTGTCGCCCTTTACAACGGTGTATGACGTTGCCGACGGTGTAGGTGTCGGGGTTGGCGTTGGTTCTGGTGTAGGTGTCGGGGTTGGTTGTGGATTCGGGTTGTAATCGCCCGGAACGACCCATACCCAACCGCTGATATTCATATTCCACGTTGATACGGTCAATGGAACGGCATTTGCGTCGTTTACCATTGCGGTATTTGCGCCGGTTGAATACAAATACATTGCGGTATGACCATATTTGGTGTTGAACCCGCCCGAACCGATTGCGCCTTTGACCGGTTTGTCAATATATTTCCAACCGAAATTCTTGACCAACCAACCCGCAATATCTTTACCGTTTACAGGTCCATAATCCGGGTGCGCCGCCGAATATTCGCGACGACCGGTCGCCAAATATGCGGTGTATTTTGAACATTGCCAACCTTTACCATTGTCCGTGTCGCCGTCCGGTAAACGTCGTGCGATTACTTGGTCAATGGTCGTTGCCGCGCCTAATCCCTCCGCGTCCTCAAATTCTTTGATTGTCGCGTCGTCCGTTGGCGCGTCCTCGTTCATAATACGATATAAAGTGTCATTGGCGTTTTCAATAAACTTTTCCGTGTATTCCTCAATTTGGGCGTCTTTACCGTCCAATGTGATTGAACCGTTTTCGCTTGGTGTGCCGCTAATAATAAATATCGCGCACAAAATACCAACGCCGGCAACAATCAACCACGCGAGGTAATCAACAACGAATTTTTTGATTTTGTTGACCATACGTTATTCCCCTTTCTCGTTGATTTCCTTTTGGGTTGTTGACCCGAGGAAAAATACGTTTATTGCGCCGGAAAACAACAACGCGGTTTGCGTAATTTGTTGACCGACCGATTCAAAACCCCACGTTGTGCCTAAACCTTGAATCACAAATGCCGCGAACGACAAAAGACCCACGGCAAGGGACAATTTGCGCGTTATTTTCTTTGGTGTTTTAATTTGTGGTTGTGCCATTGTTGATACTCCTTTCTTGGCGTTCCGCCAATTATATTATAGCACGTTGATTGTCTTTTGATAATTATTCCCGTTGGGTTCGTTGCCTTGAAACCCGATTACAAACCCCAAACAACGTTTTTCGCCGGTCAATAAATCCATTTCCATTTGTCGGTAATAAATCGGGCGTATATTGGTCAAATCGCGTTTACACTTAAACCACTCGTAATGTTTGGTTGGAATCCCATATTTATTGTTTTCGTCGTAATATATGACCGGGCGACCCGGTTGTTCAAATCCAACCGTGTATGCCTTGTCCTTATTGGACAATTTGAACTCAACCACCGGAACGTCCGGGTGTGATTCCACATAATCCAAAAAATCCCGAAATGACGACGGGTTGTGTGACGCTTTCGGGTTATGTTTTGAATATAGGTCGTTTGGGTGTTGTCGGACAATGTGTCCATTGGCGAATTTCGCCGACCATAAATACTTAAATTGTTCGTAATCGTTTCGCATTTTATTGCTTGCCTTTCCCAACGCGGATTGCGTCCAAATACTGTCCATAAGTATTTTCCGCCGCGTTCATTTTTAATTTGATTTCGTCGCGTTTGTTGGTCAAACGTTCAATTTCGCGTAATAATTCGCGTTTGCGTTCCGCTAATTCGTCGTATTCGCGTTGTAAATCTAACAACGCATTGTTTCCTTGTTCAACGGAATCGTCAATTTGTTTTTGGGTGGTGCGCAAGAGTTGCCGCAACGTGGACAACTCCTTGCGCCCTTTGGTCAATTCACTTAATTTAAGCGTTTCCACCGTCGGTCAACCCCAAATCGTTTTCCAACGCGGCACGCGCGGCGGCGTCGGAATCAACGACTTTATTGCTTGCGTTCGGGTCAAAAATGCCGTCAAATGTCTTGTCCATAAATGATTTGAACACCAATGGATTGTTCATTGCGCCCGACAAACGTTCGCCGGTGTATTCCATTTGAACCCATTGTTTGAAAAATCGTGTCAAACCAACGTATGCCTCCCAACCTTGAACCACAACGGATTCGCCGGCGTGTAGAATACGGGTCTTTTGGAATTTGCGACCGATACCATATACACGGCGGGTTTCCGGGCTTGGTTGTTCAATTTGAATATCTTTCGGGTCGGAATAAACCCAACCGGTGTCAAAATTAAATGGGTTCTTAATCGTGACCAAATCGGTTGGTGCGAAATATTTGTGTAATGATTCGTCAATGGTCATACGACCGCCCGCACCGGCGTTTACGGTGTTTGGTTCGGGCGACGAACCGTCCAATAATGCTTGCGCTAATTCCGCGTCTTTGGCGGGGTCAAATTTTGGCGTCGCCGGTTTGTTCTTGGTTGCCGGAGTTGCCTTTGTTTTTTGGCTATTTTCACTCATAATGGTTTCCTTTCATTTAATCCAAATCTTGTAATGCGCGGTCAAGCACGTCTTGTGTTGACATACCGGGACGGTAATATTTGCGCTTATTTCCGGCGGATTCCTCCGCGGCGGATTTATTTGTTGATTTATTATTGCCCGCAACCTTTTTCGCAACGGCTTTACGTTCGTCGTCGCCTTTGGCTTTGGTTTCCGGTTTTTTGAAATCGTCCGGGTGTTCGGCACGGCATAACAAATATGCGTCACGAACCGACAAACGCACGCCTTGACGGGCGCGTTGTTGTTGGTAATTCAATACCTTGTTGATTACCGCAACGGCGGGGTCGGTGTCAAATTCCGGTGTATTTGGTTGTGCTTTTGGCACGGGTAAATCGCCGGATTTTTGTAATTCGTTGACCTCGGCAATAATCGCACGGGCTTGTTCGCGTTGTTGCGCGGACGTTTGTTGTTGACGTGTTTGCCCTTGAATATAATTTGCCATTTGTTGTGCCATATTTTCTTGGGCTTGAATATCATTGACGTATTGTGCGCGGGCTTTGTCGCTTGCGAACTCAAAATCGTCCGGTAATTGTTCCGGGGTTTTGATTTTTATGTCGCCGTCTTTACCGTGCGCCGTGACGTATGGTAAACGGGAATAAATAATTTTATTCATTGGCGGCATTGCCGACCACGTGTCCGCGTCCAATTCCTTTGGTTTCGGAATACTATTTATTGCGTCGGCGCGGCGTTTGGCGTCGTCCTCGGCTTTTTTCTTTTCGTCGTCGTCGGATTTTTTGGAATAACCACGTTTTTTGGCTAACTCCTCAAATTCCTCGTCCGTCATTTCGTCGGATTTCTTTTTGGTTTCCTTTTTGGATTCCTTTTTGTCGTCCGATTCGGATTCGTCCTTTTCGTCGGAATCGTCGTCGTCCGATTTATCGTCGCCGTCGGTTTCGTCGTCCGAATCGCCACCGTCGTTGTCGTCGGTGTTTTCCTCGGTTTCGGCGTCCTCGTCGTCGGCGTCATTGTCGCCACCGTCGCCGGCATTGGACGTATCTTTTTCGTCCGCGCCGTCATTTGTGGTGTCGTTGGCGTCGGATTGGTTGTCGGCGGATTCCGCACGTTCCAACGCGTCCAACGCAATTTCTGTCAAGTCACTCATATTGGCTGATTGCCTTTCCTTTATGTTAATAATGATTCCATTATAGCATAAATGGTTTGGCGTGTCTATTGTAGGGACATAAGCGCGCCCAAATCGCCGCCGGGTTGTGCCATTTGTTCAACCGGTGGAACGGCATTTTGAACGTCCATTGGCATACCGCCGCCCATTTCCGGCATTGGCAAACCGCCTTGTGCCATAAGTTGGTCGCCCGTTGGCATTGGTGGTTGCCCGCCCATTGGTGGCATACCGCCCGGCATTGGTGGCATTTGCGGTTGTTGTGGAACCTCCGGGACGTCTGGCGTGACCGGAATATTTGGGTCAACCAATAATCCCGCCATTGACGCCTCTTGTAATTTGACGCGAGTTGATAATAATTGAACCTCTTGTTGAATATGTGCCAACATTTTTTCTTGGCGTTCACGTGGTGCGTATAGGAATTTGTCGGTCGTAATTTGCGCACGGTGTGCCAAAATGTGTTCGGCGTCAACGTCGTCGTGTCCTTTGACGTCCTCGCCGTTCATAATACACGCAAAGTCAATATATGCCATACGGTTTTGATTTTCTTGTCGCACCTCGTCGGACAATGAATCCGGCGACATTTTGAATTTGACCAATGTTTCATAACGTTGGTCGGCATTTTTCATACCTAAATCCTTGAACAAATTGTATGGGTCAATCAAACCGAATCGTGCCAATGTCATTGCGATATTTTCTTGGCGGTATTTGTCTTGTTTCATTGTCGTTCCGTGTTCAACGGTCACGTATGCGACGTCCGGGATTCGTTCGCGGGTCAATTCAACGGAAATGAATTTGCCGTCATTGTCGCGGCACGCGAAATTGTGTGGTTTGTCATACCAAACTTTGAACATTTGGACAAGTAATTTGTAATAACGGTCAAGCCCGCGTTCCAACGCACGAATAATGGCGTCTTGACGTCCGGACGCTTGCGACGTGACGATTTGCGTTTCGCCCAATGTGGATTGTTGCGAATCCGTAGAACCGCGGAATTGTGCCGGCGTTCCCATAATCTCATGGATTGCGTTTTTGACGTCTTGTTTGTCGTTTAATACATAATTTGGCAACAAATGTGGTTCAATGCTACCAAATGCGCTATTTATCGGTTGTCCCTCGTCGGTTTGTAGCAACAAAATTTGGTTTGGGTCACGGGTAATGTTTTCCGCCTCGTCCGACGTAATGGCATTGGATTTCAACACCAAAATTGCGTTTGCGGTGTCGGCGTTTTCAACGATTTGGCGACCGCGTTTGTTCAAAATGTCTTGTAATGGGATTGCTTGTTCAAATGGCGACGTTTGGTCAATCACGTGTGACCCGTCGTTCATATAATTAAACAAAATGTATGGTTTTTGTGCGCGTGGCAAATAATTTGTCACTTGGACGCCGTCCTCGTCATACAAATAATTCGGATTCTTGGATTTGCCCAACATTAAATCGTCCATATACCACGCAACGCACTCGGTTTCGCCGTCGGCGTCAATTTGGGTAAACCATACCTCTTTGTATGTGTAAATGCTATTCATAAGTTTTGGCGTTTTGCGGACGCGTTCGCATTTTTCCATTATTTCGTTTTCTTTTTCCGGGAACATATTTATTATTTGTTGTAATGTTGCCGAACATAATTCACAAATAAATAATGGGTTGTCGCCTTGTTTACACGATTTGTCAAAAATGATTTTTTCCGGGTCAATGGCGCGCGGCACGACGTCTTGGGTTTCCTCGTCCCAATACAATTTCAACACGCCAACGTATTTCATAAACATTGCGCGTTCCACGTGTTCCATTTTGGTTGCCAATTCGTGTTTTTGGCTATGGACGTTTAATGCCCACTCCAAATCCTCCGCCATAACCTTTGATTGCGTGGTGTCATTTTCCGGCAATACCTCGGCGGACGGGTCTTGTGACGTTGTATAAGCGGTAATGGTTTCGGTTGCGACAAACAATTCGTTGTCCACAAACGGAACTTGGAAATTATACAATTTGTCTTTTTCAATTTGGCGTCCCAAATAATAACGTTGATTGCGTTTACGACGTTCGGTCAAGTTGTAGCCGGTTTTGTCGTCCCAAAACGCTTGCGATTCTTTTTCCCACCTCTTAAAATTGTTGATTAAATCACGGTCGGGAACGTCAATGGACAATACGGGCAATTCCTCCCGCAACCCGGTTTCGCGATTTTGGTTTTCTTTGTCGTCATAATCGTTCATAATGTTATTTCCTTTGATTACAATTATAGCACAATCACAATGTTATGTCTAATACTTATCATTACAGGGGTCGGAATAAGAAAACGGGCGACTTAATTGCCGCCCGCATAAAATTTCGCGACAATGTCGCGTTGCCATTTGAGTATTGCTACCGTTGCCGGGCATTTGTCCGCCCATAACGAAATAAGCAAATCCAAACGTTTTTCCACGGAATCGTTTACAATGTCAATTTCGCCCAATTTTTCCAATCGGCAAATTTCATTGTATGCCATACGGCACTCCGACCCGTTCGGCGTCGGAACGTCGTGTATTTTGGCGTGTATTTCGCGGTGTAATGTCGCTTGGGGAATATATTTGCCCATATATGGGTGTTGCCGCAATAGTTTCGCATACCCTTGTTGCCAATGACGTCCTTGAAATAACAAATGGTGGAAATCTTGACGGTTATAATCAACCCGGCGTTCGCGTTTCCTACGTTTGTGTTTTTTTGACACACAAACCACCCCCTTTTTCAAATGACCTTAATGTGCGCGGTATTCCGTTATTTCTATTTTACTTTTGAAACAAGAATTTGTAAATACAATCGCAACCACGGCATTTTTGTTCAACAACGTTCATACCCGACACCATTTCGCGTTGGGATTCCGGGTCGTAGCCGTCGCCAAATGATATGGATTTGACGTGGGCGTTGATTTTACACAACATACGGGAACAGTTGACGCAACGAATTTCGTTCAATTTCGGCAAATCGTCCTCATATAACAAGATTGTGATTGGTTTATTTTCTTTCATATACACATTATAACATAAACATTTATGTTTTTCACGCGTTCGCTTAAAAAGAAAAACACCCCATTTTACAGGGGTCAAACGCGTTCGCTTACGTTCTTGTATATTTCGTTTAATAAGAAACCCGCCCGGAACTGCGAGGAAACCGGACGGGGTGTTGAGAATTTGTATGTTTGAATCCGGGTTTTTATTTTACAAGTGTGCGACGAATCGCACGAATAAGAGTTATTTATTGGGAGGTAATGTATTACCTATAAGGTTCGTAATATGCGGTGTGGGCAATCGCACATTACAATTTCAATATATCAAAACATAAACGGTTTGTCAATGCGTTCGCCAATCGCCACCGTGGTTTCGGTTTGCTTTACGCAACATTTCGGCGGGGTCAAGTCCAATGTCGGACATTGAATCGCCGGACATATACCCGGTGCGTGGTTTGTTGACCAATTCGGATTTGTGGACGAGTTCGCCCGGCTTGCGTTCCGCCAACCAACGTAAACCATACGACCAACCGTCATACGGGTTTGTTAAATCGTGGTCGGTATCCACGTCAATTTCCTCTTTACGGGTTTCGTCATATACCAATTCCGGCAATACGGAAATCAAATGGCGGCACGATTTGAATATTTTTGCGCACGGGTCGGCACGTAGGTATTTGTGCGTCACGTGTTGACGAATCGCACGCGAACCCGCCTCGCGCGACATTTGTTTCATTATGGGTTGTTTGTCCGCCGGCAATTTGTTCAATTCCGCAATAATATCGTCAATCGGCGACGATTTGCCGTTTTTTCTGTCCTCCATATCGGACGGGTAAACAAAATAATCTATACGTTGGTCGGACGTTTCCAAATATTCCCGGATTTCCGAACCCCACTCGGACGCCAATTTTTGATTCCCGACCATTTCTTTGTATGTGACCGGTCGCCCGTCAATCAACGCGGTAAAATATATCGCCGTATCGTCGGAATAACCCCAGTCCATTGAAATAATTTTGACGGCGTCATTGAATTGTTGGGTTGTCGTGCCAATGTCCGCGAAATTGTTGATTACGTGTTGGTTGCGGTCAAATTCGGTAAATACTTGCCCGGCAAATACCGACCAATCGCCGTGACGCCACGCGTTGTATAATGCCTCGTCGGTAGTTTTCAAACCCTCCAACATTTTTACGTATTCCGGGTCGTTGTCGGTCAATATCGGGTTGTCGTCAATGGTTGCCGGTATGAAACAACGCCACGTTTGTTCCTCTTTGTCGTATATTTCGTTCCATACGGTCATACGTTTTTTGCCGTCGTCCGTTTCCCACGGGTATTGGCGTTGCCACCATTGGACACGTGCGGATTCCATTAAAACGTCGCCATTGTCCAATTCGGTGCGCGTGTATTCGTCTTGGTTTACGTCAATCGGTTCAACAAAACGACGTTTGACCCAACCCATACCCACGCCGCCGGGGTTTGCGGTCAATATCATTTGTGGTTTCAATTCTTTGTATTTGGAACGGCACGACGACATAATTTGTTTGTATAATAATTCGCTTGGAATCTGCGTCAACTCCTCAATCGCGATACGGGAAAATTGTTGACCCTGATATTTGATAAATGACGTTTTATCGTGTAAATGACCACCACGAATCATTGCGCCTTTCGCTTGTAATGCGTTCACGCCGAAACGCAATACCATTGGATTACGACGCACGACCACGGACGCATATTGGTATAATTCCTCGCAACGCACACAATAATCGGTCAAATCGTCCGCGTTTTTACGCAACACCAACCCTTGAAAATGTGGGTTGCCGATACGTTCCGCCATTACGACGATTGACCACTCCGTTTTACCAGGACCACGCGCGCCACCAAAAAGGATTTCACGATATTTCGTGGTAAACATTGTCAACCGGCACGCCAACGTTTGAGGACCCGGCAATGGTGTCCAATACCCCGCCGCTTTTGCCGCCGCAACTTGTTTTTTATCAACCGCCGCGTCCATTGTGTCCCCTTATGGAATAAATACGCCCTTGATAAATGCGTCTTTTTTATCGTCGTCCACGTCAACGTTCACATTGGTTTGTGGCAAACGACCAAATAATATTTCGTAAATCTGTTGTAATGTCGCCATACCGGCTTTTGATACCAAACCACGCGCCGCAACTTGTAAAACAATACCATATTCGCCCAATTCGCCGTCCGTTGCGTTTAATATTGTCAACGCGTCGTCTTTGTCGCCACACGTCAACGCTTGGAATAAACGGTCACGGATTTTGTCTTGGATTTCGTGTGGGCATTGCGCAAATTGTGATTTGAATTGTTTTGGTCGTCCTTTCGGATTCCCGGATTGTCCGGGTTTCCACGAATAACGTTTTAATATTTCACGACGTTTTTTGTCCGCCTCAATATTAGCGGCGGAACGTGACGTTGTTTTTACGTTGTTATTTGTCATACCTACCCCCGTTCGTATGTTCCCAACATTTTATGCCGGAATTTTCCATATAATCGCATAAAAAAT